TATCGACCTCGGATACTTCACCCATAAATTGCCTTCATTCTCTTGCTACTCTCTCTCTCGGTAACCGGTAACCTATCACCCTCGACAAGCACGTACCAACCGTCAACATACCTCACCGGAACCTCGCTAATCGCCCACGAGTCCACAACCCACCTCGGTACACCCCACCCACGAGCCACGTACGCCTCTCTAAGCGACGCGTTAGACGTTTCCGCCACGTTATGCGCCCAACACAAAGTAATCAGCCACGCGGGCTCTGTATCGTATTGGGCACTACCGCCCATCCCGCGGCTAACCCGGTGTTGCACCGTCAACCCACCCGAGCAAGCCAACCCAAACCCTTGGCCAACACAAACACCACCGTCACGGTTATACACAACCTGCCGGATACGCTCAACCTGTTTTTTAGATCGCTTACCGATACTCACTAAAGACCGTCAGGGCGTCTCACAAGACGTAACAGGGTAGCCAAGTCCATAGTTACCCACCAGTCCTCGGCCTGCCCCTTACCCACCCTCTTATGCACAACAACCGGCGGTTTATCGCCAGCTTGCTCCACAGCTTGCCCCCACCACCCTGCAAGGTCTAAACGTGCCTGGTTTTTTACCTCAATCGAGCACGGGAAATTAGTAATAATGTCTTCGCCGGACTGGTAACCGCCACGCGCTGCCCTCGACGTTACAGCTGTCCACCCGGCCCGTTCCAAAGCGTGAGTAACCTCGACCTCAGCCTGGTTACCTTTGCGCCTCGAGCTTGCCCCAGACATTAGTAATAAAAGCTATCGGTGTCTTTGGGCCACCACTCGAGCACAAGCCAAAAGTTCAAGACCTGGACGGTTAGAGCCGGCTCGTAAGTGTCCCAAGTGAGCTCTACCCCCCATTTATGACCAAAACCTGCAAGCACGTGTAACCGTTTTATTTCGCAACGCCATTTAGTCACGCTTGCCCCCACTCCAACCTAATCATCGGGCCCAAAGAACGCCCAATCTCCAAACGGTCACGCAACGAACGAATATGCGAAACCGCTGCCCGGTGTTGTTGATCCGCAAGCTCAGCCGTAAACGCTAAATCGCTCATCTCCAGCTCAGCCGTATAACGCCGTACATCCATAGAACCCTCGCACGTCAAAAACGCTCGAGCGTAACCCGTCTTATACGCTGCCCTAGCCTTCACGGCCGCCTCGTCCAACTTGGCAATATCAGCGGTAGCCTCGTCAATATCACGACCGATACGCGATAACGTGTCGATAATGTCGGCCGGGGTAAGGTTACTCACCTACGACCACCCGGCGACGCCTCGACGGGCGCATTTTACGAAATAACGCGCTGGAGTTTAAATAATAATGCTGCCACGGCGTACCCTTCTCGCCCACAACCCAAGAAACTTTAGGGTCGCGCAACCTCACAGCGGCAACATACAACGCCAACTCAGTCGCTAAAGCTTTATCCGTCTTAGTCCAATTACTCACTTTTTACCCCCTGTAATCATTGCCTTACGCATGGTAACTACTTTACGCACAAAGTCAGCGTAACCCGCCGCTTTCGCCACGTTCCACAACGCCTCGAGCTCGTCAACCGTCTTAGCTTTAGCTACGTCGTCAAAAAAGGTTGCCGGTGCCTCAACGGTTGCCGGTGCCGGTGCCCCACGTTGTACCTTTTCCATTTCCTCACGCGACGCCAACGACTTACTAGCGTCGTCTTTATTACCCGACCACTTAGACGAAGCCAGGGCGAGGCAACGCCCGACGGCCGAAGTTTCGCACACCTCAAGCGCGCTAGTGGCCTGTGGCCCGTTAGCCGAGTCCACCTCAAAAGCGTGACCTGTAGCTTTAGGCACCCCGTCTAGTTGGTCTTCGCGCGTCAGATACAAGGTTGCCTTTACCCGCCAAACACCTTTAGCACGATCGTCGGCCGTCGAATAGTCGATAGTCTCCAACCGGTAATCTGGGTACTCGGCCTCGAGCATAGCTAAACGCTCGGCCACCGTCGCATACTTCGTTAAATCAAACCTCGCCATAATTGTCCTCCAGATAGCTCTCCAACATATCGTTAGCAAAATCGCTAACAGTCATTTTTGACCCGTTAGCTGCCGCCAAAAGCCAAGAATAAACCTCAGCGTCCAGCTCTACAGTTATCGCAACGTTTACCATTACGCGCCCCCAATATCAACAATAAGCCAAGCAACCGATACAACGGCCGCCACAATACTGGCAATAACCCAAGCTACGCACCAGCCAAACTCAACTAAAACGTATTGCCGTTTAGCCATTAGTTACCTCCCCGTTCTTACACTCGTGCACGCCATACCAAAAAGCCATAGCTTCCGACGCTAAAGTTTCCTGGTGTATAGCACCACAACCAAACGGGCATGTGTACGCTTGCCAGGTCATTAGGCCACCCGCTCAGTAATGGCCTGCCACAACTCGGCAGAGCTCGCCACCATAGCCTCTATTATGTCCTCGTCACGGGTAATAAACCCGTACTTAGGTTCCAGCCACGCCGGCACCATAACCCCGGTGTCACTTTCCTCACGTAACAACCAAGTAAAAACACACTCAGTAGCACCCGTAGTATACAGTTGCCACTGAACCTGGCGTATATACGCAACAGGTACCTTGTCGAGGCTGCCCCAATCTTTACCAGTCGTCTTAATCTCGGCAATAGTGTCGCCGTCGAGGCTAATACCGTCAGGTGTTGCCAACGCAATCGGGTTCGACTCGTGACGTATCAGCCAGTCGTTAGGCATAACACCCGTCACTTGTTTAGTCCACATTGCCAGCCACGGCTCATTATCAAGCCCAAACTGCATATAAGCATTTACAGGTATCGGGGTATGGTTGTCCCAGTCGGCCACAACGTCACGGAACCCTGCCGGCGTCATAGCTTTAGCCATAGTCGTGGCAGACAAGCCCAAACGTCGAGCTTCGAGCCACGCGGCCTCGTCAAGCTGTTTAGACGCCACAAACTGGTCAGCGGTGAGCATTAGTACCAGTGCTCCCCCATAAGCGACGAGAGCTCGTGACCAAGCCAATACGTCGCGTCTGACAAAGCAAGGAACCGGGCGCTTGTAACCAAGTCCAAACTGGCCCCCGCGCTACCTTCTTTACGGTGCTCGTAAATACTCACGTACAACGTCTCGGGGTCATCTTCAAGAAACTCGACAACCCATTTAGACATTAGACAACCCCCACACAATCGAGTACCGGCCAGAGTTTAAAAGCACCCTACGGCCCGTATCGGCCACAAGCCCACGATCTACGAGCTCAGCCCTACGCGACCTAATACCAGACTCAGACGCCCGAGGTGCCGTCTTGTAAGCCCTGTAAGCGTCGATTAGTTGGGTGTCGTTACGTGGCCGTTTCAAGCACCGCAAAATATACGCTTGCGTCGCCGTCACGTTGTCCACCGAGTCAGCGGCCAAGTGTGAGGTAACCGGATCAGTGCTACGCGCTCTAACCGTCCTCGCCATCTTCGCCCACCCCCTCAATACCAAACGTTAGCCGCATATTTTCCAGCGCTATACGTAACGTGCGCGCCTCTTTTAGGGTCAGCACAAGCCGGCCCTCTTCCATATTCCAACTATCTGTAGCGGTAACCAAAACCCGGTTACCTGTGCTAACTACCTGCATTTTTTAGCCTCCATCTCTCTTTAGGACTCGTGCCACCCCAGACACCGATACTCTCCCCGGCGTCCAAAGCGTACTCGAGACATTGTAACCTTACCGGGCACGACCCACACAGCTTTTTAGCCCGTACGGTGCTTTCCCCAATCTCGGGAAAGAACAAGTCTGGCCAGGTCATACAAGGCACCTCGCTGCCCTCGTCAATAATTGCGCGCATAAGGTCGCTGTAGTCGTAGCTCACCGTCGACCGCTTACAAGTCGTACGGTCGCCCAACAAACCAACACTAAGCCAATAAGCGAGGCACCGTTGATAGGTGCCAGCGGGTCAACCATTCCAGGGGCAAACAAAAACCCGGCCCCAATTACCATTAACACCCAACCCATCACGTCACGACCATAACGAATAGTGTCAACGAGAGCAACCCAAAAAAGGCGATACCGATAAACGCTAAAGCCCAATCCAGGCTCGATAGTTGTACGTTACGTTTTTGGTTACGTTCGGCGGCGAGAGCTTGCGCCCGCGTCACCGGTTGTAAAGCGACGTGATCTACGGCGCGTTTTGCCTGGTATGGGCTCAGCTCCCAAAGCTCTATCGCGCTCCACAACCGTTCGCTACGTTCATCCAACCAAGCCCACGTAACCGCGTCGAGCGTGTGCCCAACCGCCTCGTACCAGTTGTGGTAACGGGTTACGTCGTCTTGCATAGCAACCTCGAGGTTTTTATAGTGTCCCATTTTGATTAGCCTCCCACAATTTCAATATATGCGTAGCGGCCCACGTTGCCCTCTACTGTGTAGTAGCCGTCAACCATTCCCGCAAACTTGCCAACTACTGCAGGCCCGCTCGAGTACCAGACTTTTACAATCGTTCCTGTTTCAATCATTTTGTTTACCTCTCTCTAGGTGTTCTTGCTCTGTACCTACATCCTGCCACCACCTGTAACAAAACACCTAATTAGGAATGTCACAAAAAGGTAACAAAAAAAGACCCCCCAAGCCGTTAAGCCTGGGGGGTCTCTTCCCTTGAGAGAGGGGGCAAACAAAACTACATTACTGGCAACTATCGCACTGTAACAAGTCCATAGGGTCTACAGGTACGTCGTACCCGGTCACACGCTCTATAGCGTCCAGCCTGGCGCTCACTTGCCAACCTTGTCGTACTGAAGCACCGAAGTCAACAACGACATAAGGGTAGACAAACCGGCAACGCCAAACATCTGTATAAAGTCGAGCTCAATAATAGATAACGCACCGCCGGCCGTAATCACACCGAGAGCCGTCTGGGCAAAAGTTTTTACAGCTCTCTCGCCAGCGTAAGCCCAATAAGCTTTAATTTTATCCATCAGGGTTAACCTCTTTTCTGTGTAATCTAACATCTTCGTAAGCGCTCGCGCCCGTATAAACGGACAAAGCCGCGCCCATAAGCCCGGCCACAGACAATACTACCGTGTCCAACACTGGGCGATCGTCGCCACTCACAAGCACGTAAATAATAACTACCGCGCCGAACGCGAGGGTACTAAATACGGCTCGACGGCGATATTTCCACGACGGTTTACCAGTCACCGGATTAGCCCCACAATCCACGGCATAACGGCCGCAATAAGACCGAAACCGCCGACGGCCCAGCCCATACGCATTTCGAGTTTACGTATACGTAGCTCGTGGTCGTCTATTGTCTGTTCACTCGTCGGAAGACTGTTAGCAATTTTCTCTAACAGTTTTCCTTGCCGTTGAACCTCCGAATATATGTCGCGCATCGAAACTCTTACCGCCAGCGCTTCCTGCTCGTCACTCATCAAATCGCCCCGTCGTTTATTGCTCTTTGCAATGCGCTAATTGTCAGACGCCCCCAAACGCCGTCAGGTTTTACGCCTAGCTTGGCTTGTACGCTTTTGCGGCTCAGGGGTCCCCACACCCCATCAGGTTCCGCCCCAGCCCATTTCTGGATAGCTGTGTAAGTCATTCTTCCCGGTCTGCCGTCGATACGGCCAAGAGGGAAACCGGCGTTAGTGAGTGCGGTCTGAAATGCTTTCCAAGTGTTGCGCCCCATCCGGCCATCCACCTTGAGCAGAGCAGGCTTCACAACCACGGCGGCACCGTTAAGGAACGGTACGGGATCCAAAGTGTTTCCCCATCGTCCGCCACGTTTGCGCACCTCAAAATGGAGATGGTTGCCTGTGCTGGCACCGGTAGTTCCAGACGTATAAACAAACTCGCCGGCTGAAACCCGTTGGCCTTTGCGCAACCGTGTACGGTGCGCCCCATGATAGTAGACCGTCACAATCTGCCCATGGTCAATAAGGACAGTGTGCCCCCCACCCGTAGGGCTCCACCCAATCTTCACAACAACACCATCACCCGCAACAGTTACCGGGAACACCCCTGCAACATCGACCCCGTGATGAAAAGCCCGCCTCCCCGTAATAGGGTGACGCCTCCAACCGTAAGGACTTCTCGCGTTTATTGTTCGA